AAAGCTGTATAATTTATAAAACTCAATTTACCCATATTAATAAAATCAGATATTAAAGTAACACGTAAAGCATTTTTATTAAAAAAATAAGGTAGTGTCATCTCACAACCATCATTACTCTGTGGATAAATCCAACAATGTGGTCGCTGTGAATAAGGAATTAACAAACTATTAGTTCCATCACTAGCAATAGTATCTGGTGTAATACCTGGTAATGGTTGATAACCCATATACATAGCACCATAATAAAATGGAGAAGCATTAATCAAAACTTTAACTTTTAAGTCACATTGAATAAACGCATAATTTTGCAATTTATTAGCGATTCTAGTATCATTAAAAAATGATGCCCAAGGATTGACTGTTCGGATTGTAGCAACAGAATCAGTTTCAGCCCATGTAAAAGAAAATATGTTCACAGGTCGTGATAAAAAAGCACCTAAAGTAGCACCAAGCATCACGTTATCTGCCCGCAATACTTCATCTTTTTTACCAATAGAACCTCCTTGTTCGCCTTTAACCTCATCAAAAAATTGCAAAACTTGCTCAGATTCATGAGAAGCCATACGCGAACCACCAAGTACTAAATTCTCTTCCGCAGTAACATCAGAACTCTGTACATGATAATTAATAGGAGACAAACACTGTGTTCTACATTCCATTCTCTTAATTGACATATACATATCATAATTATACTCATCATTCAAACCCAACGATCTATTATACAAATTATATATTTCACTAGGATCATATCGCTTCACTTTATTCAAGAAATTACGATAACGTTTATACTCAATATACTCAGGAGTTTCAACAATTGAAACTTCATTTTCCAAAAAAGTATCTACTAAACACTCACTCTCAGGTTCAGTAGTCCATCGAACAAACTCTTCAGCTCGTTCAATACGATAGAATATCAAATGATCATCTTCTTCTTCTCCAAGATAATCAATTTGAAATCTATCACCTACAAATTCATCTTCACTCTGAATTTTTACATCTAAATTTCTTTCAGCTGCAGCTCTAACTCTCTGCAACCTACATATAAGATTACTCAAACACTCTAAACATGCACACTCATTCACACACGAATTATAATTTATATAAGTACGCCAATCACAATTAGATGGTATATCATTAGGTCCACTATGACGTCGAGACCCACGACGTTCGGTACTTCCACAGGTACCGTCCTCATTTTCTTGATTTGAAGTTTGATTTAAGACAGAATAGCTAACTGGGCTAGACTGAATAGAGTTTTTGTTTAGGTCTTCCAGGACCACAGTGCGTTTAAGCACAACATTTTCAGAAGCTTTCCTAAAAGCTTCAACTAACTCTTCCCAAGAAGGAAAGGTACTTTTATCCACATAATCACCTAATTCTAAATCTTTAACAACACTTTTAAATAATCTCTGTCTACTTTCATACACACTCTTACCATAAAAGAAATACTCACGATTTGCACTATTAATAATAGCAACAGCTTGAGCTTTATCACAAATAGTGTTAGACTTAGTCCAAACCATTAACATCTTCTCAATAGAATCATGATCTAAAGGACATAAATAAGCATCAACATCACTATCATACAAAAATCTACGCTTCAAAAAACTAGCCTGATTTATATTAATATATGGTATAGATACTGCTTCCTTATCAGCCATTGTATATACAATATCAACATCATGCAAAACAGCTTGAATATTTGTATGTGTAAACCATCCAACAATATCACTAACACCCATGATATTATCATCACCATATGTCATAAGATGAACATGTTTCTTAAAGTCCTCACAGGATAAATTAGGAGACAACATAGCATAACAATAACGCATATACAATGAATTAGCCAGACCATTAATAATAACAGTCAATGGGTGACCCGAAGGATTACTCCCAAAAAACTCCATCAAAGTACCATGAAAGTCGACCAAGGGAAATGCTGTATCTTCAGCAATACCTTTTACGACACGTAGTTCTTCCTCTGAATAGCCCGAAAGCATACAGATATCATAGATTATATCATAGCATAATTTAATAACTGTGGGTGGCATACGTTTATCAAACTTACCATAATCTCCTGCAATAATCTTATCTTCACCAAAATGAACTAAATATTCCATAATTTGTTCCCACTCAGTAGATTGAGCAACAACACCCGGAGCTGATTCAAAAACAAACCTATTCTTTTGAATCAAACGAATAACAGACAACAAATACATTCTAACAACTAAGGACCAATCAATAGGTGATCCTGTAAAAACACGAGTTTTACTCAATAAAGCTTTAACTTCACTAACAGCTTCATCTTTAAGATGAGCTGTATATACAGGCATAGCACGAACACCAGAAATATACACACTAATAATATCATGCACTCTATCCAAAATTTCATCACTAAAAGTAATAGGATCCTGATATAACTCATTAGGTTCTAATTTCTCAATAAAATGAGATTTAGAACAACGCCAAGGGGCACCTGCACTAGAAGCTCTATTAATACCATCAATAAATCTCAAACCAGGCATACCATTAATAGCTGTTTCAACATCATAAACATGAACATCCTCCAAATCCTTAGCAGCAATACCCTTTAATATATCATTTAAAAAATTTTCTTTACATTCTTGCAAAATCTTATTATTTAATTTAGTAACAGGATTAATCATATCCTTCATTGCCAAATACCATGGCTTCCATGTACTAACATCAGGAGCATAATACTTAACACTATAATTTTCACGCAATAAACGCTTTTGCATAATAGTAGCTTCTACACGAGTCTTCAACGAACCAATAGGTCCAGTAAATCCACCATAAATTGCAGCAGAACCCTGTTCAATAAAATGAACAGGAGATTTAAAATGAATATTTCCAATCTCCCTCACTGCACCTTCAGCACTCAAAACTGGAACACCCATAGATATACTAACAGGTTCCAACAAATTACATGTATCAACAACAAACTTTCTCTTGACACATATTGACGCAACAAAACCTTGATCAGCACCCAAAGCATGCAATCCACCAATAGCAGGACCATAATGAGTATTAACAACCATTATTGATCCACAATCACCATTCTCAGTTAAATTCTTTACTACACCAGTATAATAACCAAAATTACTTCTATGTGTAGGATGTAAAATATTACTAGTATTTCTTATATTCTCAATTTTTCTAATAGAATCACCACCATTGCGATCTTTAGTAAGATAAAAACCATCATGAATACCTACTAATAAATTTTCACAAAAAAGACCAGTTATATCTTTCCCAACAGGCAAATTATTAACCATAAAAAATGCTAAATCGCACTCAGGAAAGCGTGTAATTTGACACTGCTGCATTAAAACAACTATATTACTAGTAATACCATCCTCTCTCATTGATCTCATAATTTCAACAGATAACTCACCTTCATCAGGTAAATTATGATTATTAGTCATATAAACATGACCTTTCACACACACAGCTTTACCAGGCCTCATAACATCCTGACCATCTCTCTTAAAATTACAATGTATAGCACATGTACTATTTAAAATCATTTTTTGAAAACTATCAGGTTGAGTTTTATAACCCACACTCTTACGAGGTAAATCAAAAGCTGACAATCTAATATCATCTTTATACCATACATTGCCACCATCAAATCTTTGAACAGGCTTACGACCAATATCTTCAAGTCCACCCTGAGACATTGGGTTACAAGTTCTATATAATTTACTACACACACTATATGTCACTAAGATCGAACTAGTTACTGCTCCAAGAGCCAACATAGTTCGATTACCACCAATATTTTGATAAACTTTATTACCTAAAGCTTTCCAATAAGCCACATCTTTTGTTGATTTATTCAAAATATAACTCATAATACGACGACAATAATAACGAAATCTATCACCTCCATACTTAAATAAAAAATTAAACAAACAGGCAACAAATGGAATATACATATATATATTAAAACACAAATCCTTCAAAAATTCAAGAAATCGCTCAACATAATTTGTTTTACGATTAACACACATAAGTTGATCAATATAATTATCAACCTGTTCCATGTCTTTACGATTTTGCACTTCAAGTGCAAATTTCTCATC